TAAAGCATCTTCTCTAAAAGACGTACTAGCAGACAATGGGGAATCTGATACTTTAAAACACGGGATTAACTCTATCGAGATGTTATTCCCTGAAGCAGCACATCCTACTAATGGAAATACACCAATTATCTATAAGGACCCGAATACAGCGTATAAGCAAATCCTTAATAAGACTTCAAAGTCACCGTTCTCGAGAGTTAGAACACTAATGGCCGACTTAACTGAAGAGGAGGCTAGAGCTAAAGGTTATATCAAAGGTAACTTTAAGAAAGAAGAGTTCTTCAGCCTTATCAAGCGAGAGACAGGTCCTACTACTATCTACAAGAAGCAAAAACTAGACAGAGATGATATTATTGATATCACAGACTTTAATGTCGTCGCGTTCATGAACCGTGAAATGCGAATGATGTTAGAAGAGGAGATCGCTCGGGCTATTCTAGTCGGTGATGGTCGAGACTTTGACGACGAAGACAAGATTGATGAATCTAAGATCCGTCCTGTGATCTCTGATCACGAGTTCTTTGTTATCCAGAAAGAATACAGTGGTCCAGAAGATTTCGTAGAGGCCGTTATCTTAGCAATGTCAGAATACCGTGGATCAGGAATGCCAGATCTATATATCGACCCAACAGTTCTAGCGCAGGTTAAACTATTGAAAGGTACTGACGGACGATTCTTATTCGGAGACATCCCTTCAAACGCGTCAATCGCAACTCGACTAGGAGTCAATGAGATTATCCCAACTTCGTTCATGGTAGGTAAAGGTGCTATTATTGTTAATCTTAAAGACTATCAGATTGGTGCTACTAAAGGTGGGGAAATCACTAACTTTGACGACTTCGATATTGACTTTAACCAGTACAAGTACTTAATTGAGACTCGTCTATCTGGAGCTCTAACGCTTCCTAAATCAGCAATCCGTCTACACACTACTAAAGGTACTAGTGCGAACGATGAACAAGGTGGTATGACTTGGGGTAAGCGACAAGCAGACCGCGAGGCTGGAGAAGCAGGTACTGAAGGATCAGGCGAGTAATACATGGCTAGATTCTCAGGAAACGTAGGTTATACTGAGGATATAGAAACCAGCCCAGGAATATGGAAACAGCTAGAGGTTCCTAGAAAGATGAAAGGGGACATAATCTCACAATCTTCGTCAACGAGAAACAGTGACGGAGTTAACGATGATGTGTCCCTCAATCATCGTATATCTGTAGTAGGAGACGCTTACGCCTTCCGTAATTACTACAATATTAAATGGGTTGAAATAGACGGTCATAAATGGAAAGTCACTGGTGTAGAGGTGCGAAGACCCCGACTAACGTTAAGTATAGGGGGTATGTGGAATGGGTGATTGGGACGAGCTCTACGATCTATTAAAGATATTCTGTAATAACGTATATCTACAACCGCCATCTAATATATCTTTAAAATACCCTTGCATAGTAGTGAATAAGAGCGGTAAAAATAATAGATACAGTAACAACTCAATTTATTATGAAAGACAACAGTATAAGTTGACGTTAATGGGTCACGACCCTGATAGCGATATACCCGACCAGATAGAACGGTATTTCACATATTGTAAAATAGACAATCATTTTACGATGGATAACGTCAATCATACAAATCTAACACTATATTTCTAGGAGGAAACATAAATGGCTAAATTAGTATGGGATAAGATTAGCGAGAGACTATATGAGACGGGGGTATCTAAAGGGGTACTCTTCGTTCAAGACAAGCNAGGAGNGTACGGGNCTGGAGTCGCGTGGAACGGNCTACAATCNGTATCNCAAAGTAATGATGGNGCNGAACCTAACGACCTTTACGCAGACAATATTAAATACCTAACTCTAATGTCTGCCGAGACTCATAAGGGCACAATTGAGGCATATACGTATCCTGCGGAGTTCGAAGAGTGTGATGGGTCTGCTACAGTGAATCCGGGAGTGTTCATAGGTCAACAGACGAGAGTACCTTTCGGTCTGGTGTATTCTACAATTGTTGGTAACGATACGGAGGGTAATAGATACGGTGAGAAACTGCACTTCGTATACAACGCTCGAGTATCACCGTCTGAGAGAGCGTATGAGACTGTAAACGAAGATCCAGACGCAATCACATTCTCATGGGAGTATACAACAACGCCAGTAGACTTATCAGATTTAGACTTAGAACCATCTGCTGGAATTACGGTATCTAAGTTAGAAGTTGGCGAAGCAATATTTAAACAGTTACAGGATATGGTATATGGAACTGAGGAAAGTGAACCAACGCTCCCAAGTATCCAAGAGATTGTCGCTTTAACTAAACCGGGTGACTGATTCCGTCAAAATGAATACAATTACTTTAGGAGGATGATTGAATATGTATAAGCAAACTATCACATACGTAGACTTTAATGGAGTAGAGAGAAAAGAGGATCACTATTTCCACCTATCTCTACCAGAGGTTACTAGAATTGAGGCGTCTATTGACGTGGACATTAAAGAATATATTGAGAAGCTAGTAGCAGATAACGATCTTAACACCCTACTATCGTTCATGGAGAAGATTATCCTAGATTCGTACGGTGTTAAATCTGCGGACGGTAGAACATTCCGTAAGTCTCCAGAAATTAGGAGAGACTTTGAATATTCACCAGCATACGCAGAATTCTTTGAACAACTGATTACTACTCCTGGTCTAGCTAAGAAGTTCGGTGAGAAGGTGGCGGATAACGGTCAGAACAGAAACCGGGTCACGCCAGATGTGGTAGAGTAAATAAAGTAGTAGGCTGGGTATAAAACTCAGCCTAACTCTTTTTAAAAAATTGGAGGTACTTACATGTGCTATCAATTGATTTAGGGACTGTAGAATACTACAATCCAGATACACAGGAGTTCGAATACGAACACAAAGGTGTTGTAAGGTTCCAATATACGCTTAAGATCTTATACGAGTGGGAAGGAAGATGGCAGAAGGCGTTCCTGGATCGAAACGTCGACCTCACAGCAGAAGAAATCATAGATCTATACTTACGAATGGCGGTAGATCCTATTGAGGCTAGTGATTTAACTGAGCCTGTTATGAAACAAATAGCCGAATACATCGCAAGTCCTCTCACTGCTACCAGATTCAGAACGGTAGAGGGTAAAGGAACGACTGCTAAGTCAGGAAAGGTATATACGTCTGAGGAAATATACGCATTAATGTTCCAGGCGGGAATACCTATCGAATTTGAAAACAAAAACCTTAATAGACTTATGGTTATATTAAGAATAATATCTAACAATAACGCACCACCTAAGAAGATGAGTAGGAATGATATTTTGAGACAGAACGCAAAAATTAATGCAGCACGTAAAGCACGATTAAACACTAGGGGGTGATGATATATGAGACTCACAATACAATCTAAAGGAGACTTTAGTAAGATAAACTCATGGTTATCGGGGGTTGTGCATAAGGCCCCGGTTAAAGCTCTCCAGTTGGTAGCTAGCGAGGGGGAGAAGGTACTTGCTAGGAATACTCCTAGGGCGACAGGCGAAACTGCATCTGGATGGACCTCAGAGATCATAACCACAAGTAAAAGTAGTGATATTATCTGGTATAATAGAGCACACCCTCACGCCTCGGTTAATATTGCTAGAATAATAGATTCAGGACATGGAACGGGAGGGGGAGGGTACGTTCCACCTAGACCGTATATTGTCCGATCAATGGACGAAGTGTTTAATACGACCGACAATGTAATGACGAAGGAGTTGTTTGACTGATGGCTCGTCCAGTAGATGAAAAGATAGTTCGAATGTCTCTAGACAATGACAAATTTAAAAGGGACGTAACAGACACCCTTAAGTCATTCCAATCAATAAACGAAACAATAAACAGTAACAAAGCGATCGATTTATCTAGAATAGCAGACGCTGTTGAAGGGATTAAAGGGAAATTCAGTGGTCTGGGAATAGCGGCAGCGACCGTTATAAGTGATATTACTAGAAAAGCAATAGATATGGGTAATACTCTATGGAAGTCTATAGTTGATCCTATTAATGAGGGCGGTAGAAGAAGGGCTATGAACATTGAGAAAGCCCAATTCCAATTCCAAGGTCTAGGTATGGACGTTGAGGCGGCTATGAAATCCGCAAACGACGCAGTACTAGGAACAGCCTTTGGACTTGATGAGGCAGCCGTGGTAGCCGCTCAATTCGGAGCAACAGGTATGGAAGCCGGAGAGAAAATGACCTCTGCTCTAAGGGGTATCTCTGGAGTAGCCGCTATGACCGGTAGTTCATACTCTGATATAGGTCAGATATTTACAGTAGTGGCAGGTAACGGTCGACTCATGAGTAACGAACTATTACGACTATCATCAAGAGGTATTAACGCAGCTGCCACGTTAGCTGACCAGTTTGGTATGACTGAGCAAGAAGTTAGGAAGTTGGTTACAGAGGGTGGAGTTAGTTTCGAGATGTTCGCTACCGCTATGTCTAACGCATTTGGGGAACACGCAACAAGAGCTAACGAGACATACACAGGATCACTATCTAACATGCGTGCTGCACTTTCTCGTATCGGTGCTAAGGTTCATACCCCTAGGTTAGAGAATATGAGGGACTTATTTAACTCATTAACACCTGTAATAAACGAACTTAATGCTGGGTTAGATCCGTTAATAGATAGACTTAACGAAATTAGCACTAATGTAGTGAGAGGTTTGATAAAAAGTATAGAGAACATAGACCTGTCTACGTTTATCGAGATGGGCGGTATGAAGATACTCTTAGAAGCGTTTAATAACGTAATATTAGGTACTAAAAGAATTCTTTACGCTCTTCGTGAAGGATTTAAAAGAGCATTTCCTAATAGTACTTTATCTATGGTTATGCGTCTAACAGGAGTAATCCGGGACGTAACGTCGTCAATGATATTAAGTGGAGACTCTGTAGAAAAACTAGCAAATATTATACACGGACTCATATCTGTATTCGACACAGCGTGGGTAATTGCGTCGTCGTTAGCAGAAGCTATATTTGGAATTATTCCCCCGGGAACTGGCGGAGGAGTATTAGGATTTATATCTATGATTGCGGATTTAGCTATAGCATTAAACGAGTCGGTTCGAGAGGGGAATATTCTAACCAGAGCGATTGATAAACTAGGGAACGCCTTCAAGACGATAGGCACGTATCTCTTAGATCCTATGGCTCTTCTGGAGAGACTCTCTGAGTTAATACGAGTCGATCTAGTTGGCGCATTTACTTATATGAGAGATAAACTAACTCCTATATTTAACTGGCTAGGCGATACCCTAGGTAAAGTATGGTCATGGTTCAAAGAAGCGTTTAGTGGATGGGGAGGCGACGAGTTATTAGGGGGAGGATTCCTAGTGATCGTTATATTACTTATCCAAAAGATAAAGGATATAGTTAGTAATTTCTCAGAAGGTATAACTGGACCAATAGGTGGGTTCTTCAACCAACTAAAACAGTCAGTTCAGGAAATGACAGGAGCTTTCACCGGTGTGTTCGAACAGTTAGGAGACGCTCTCAAGAGTTTCCAAGAACGAGTTAAGTATAAGAACCTACTGACTATAGCTATAGCGGTAGGTATATTAGCAATATCTCTTAAGATACTTGAGGGGATTTCAGTTGCTGACATCGCTAAAGGCCTAGCATCGTTAGTAGGTTCTATGATCCTTCTATCTCTAGGTATGATGGCTATAAGTAAGATAAAAATGAAAGGTACGTTTAGATCGTCGGTGACGTTGATCGCGCTAGCTATATCTGTGACGATAATGGCAAGTGCCCTGAAGAAAGTAGGAGAGTTAAGTCTAGCCGAAATAGGTAAAGGGTTACTCGCCTTAGCGGGGATACTAGTACTAGTCACGACCTCAATGGCGGTTCTTAGTAAAGTAGGAGGTAAGATAGGTACTAGCTCGCTACAGTTAATAGCGTTAGCCACGTCTATACTAATTCTAACATCAGCTGTTAGAACTTTGTCTGAAATAGAGGACGCCGCCTTAATAAAAGGGATTGCTGGTCTAGGAGGAATAATACTAGCTATATCAGGGTTTATGATATTAGTAAACGGGGCCAAAATAGGACCAGGTACGGCTATCGGACTTATCGGTACAGCTACCGCAATTCAAATTATAGTTTCGGCGGTAGAGCGTATAGGAAGCATAGACACAGGATCCTTAATAAAAGGTCTATCATCTATAGCGGTTATACTGTTAGAACTAGCGGTATTCTCAAAGCTTGCTGGTAACGGTCAAGCACTTATGGCTGGAACGGCTATTAGTATGATGGCGGCAGCATTGACTCTCATGATTATACCGATAACTAAGATGGGTAACATGTCGTGGGAAGAATTAGTTAAAGGATTAGGTGGTATGGCGTTAGCTCTAGCAGCAGTAGCAGCAGTCGCGGCGTTAGCTTCCTCAAGTCTACTAGGAGCCGCTGGTATTTTAGTAATGGCTGTGGCTTTAACCGCTTTAATGGTACCAATAGGAATGTTTTCTGTTATGTCATGGGAAACGATGATTAAGGGATTAGTGGGACTTACAGCCTCCATGGTTGTAGTTGCTGGGGCAGCTCTACTACTATCACCAGCGGCAGGAGCTATGTTAGCATTCGGGGCAGCACTCTTAGTTGTGGGGGTAGCCGTAGCCGCTATCGGAGCTGGAGTAGCTCTATTCGGTGTAGGTCTAGTGTCTCTAGGTACACTTACCGCAACCACAGTCGCAGCAATAGTAAACTCCCTAAGATTATTAATTCGAGGACTAACAGGTCTGCTAATAGATGTACACGAGTTCTTAATTGAATTAGGTATGACGTTTCTGAGCGCTGTAGCTCAGATAGGGCCTAAGATGATAGAAACCGCATCTATACTAATTACTAAGTTAGTCCGAGTCATAACCGAAAAAGTGCCAGAATTTGCTATCATGGGGGCAGACATGTTAATAGAACTCATGAAAGGTATAGAGGACAAAGGCCCAGAGTTAATTATGCAAGCCACCGACACCATACTTGCACTA